ATCATTTGCAAATTCAATAGACCCTTTGTTTAGAATCTTAACACCTGGCTGTAAGAAGAATGGTACAGACTCTAACATAGTGACAAGACGAGCAATCATCTCTCTTGCAATTGCACCCTTGTTAGCAAGGATTGCAACAGTCACTTCGGGGTGAAATAATAAAAACCATAATAGATATGCACAAGAAGTGATTGATTTACCACTTTGACGTGATGCAAGAACTACACTAAAACGAGAGTCATTGTAGTGATTAATTAACTTATCTTGATACCCACGAAGTTTGAAAGGAACCATACCTTCGTCTAGTGATATGATTTGTGTATAATTTTCTATAAAATGACAAGGGTCTTTAGAACATTTTAGATATTCATCTAATTCTTCTTTTGCGTATTGAGTTTCAATACCCGCTCTTTTAATGAGATTATTTCCAAGATAACCTTCATTCTTATTAACTGTCATCTTTTTTACTTTCTTTCTTTAGAAACTTTTGAAGTTCTGAAGTAGAACCAACATATAAATGATTATGTTGTGTTTTTACACTCCCGTTTTCGTCTTCTAACTTCTTCAATTTAGTTTGAACGTCTAATAACTTCTCTGCAGTTTCACCTACAGTCTTTATTAACTGACCTGCAACTTCGTATGCACGAGGATTTTCAGTTTCTTTACAAACATCTAGAATACCGTCTATTGCGTCTTGTCCTCGTTCTACAAGACCATAGAGATTTTCTCTAGTGTACTTATAGTCCGTCTGAACATTATCTGACTGGGGTGGTTTTTTGATTACTTGAGTTGTTTCTTTCTTTATTTCTGAAGAAATGTCAAGAACATCATTTAATTTCGAGTCTATATTTTTTGCCATAATTAACTTGCATCGGTCACTTTATCTTCTGTAAATGTCGAAGGTGAACCATCATCATAAAAAGTCACGGTTTCTGCAACAACGAATGTATCGCCTGGGTCTACTGAACCCACAAATTTCAATACAGTTTTTGCACTTAGTATTACTGCAGAAGAAACCACTATTGATAACTTATCTGATGAGATACTTGAAATAGTTGGATTGGTTGATAAATTTGTTCCAAATACTTCATCGCCGACACTTATACTATTATTTATTGCAGTTGCAAATGGTATTGTTGTAGAACTAGATACTGCAGTAGATGTTGTTTCTGCAAATGCAGGTTCATAGTGTTTAACTTCTTTTATTAGACCTGAACTATCTATCTGACTTGTTGTAAATAAACCACTTGTAGTATTAATATAATCTCTTTCAATAACATTTTTAATAACTTTACCATTGTAAACAGGCCCGAAATAATTTAGTTTCATTGTAAAAGAAAGTGTATATTCTATAACTCTTCTTTCTGTAAAATCACCTTCATACGTATCCTCCATAGATACTGAATTTAGAATAATTGGAACATCTCTATAATCAGTCATTGAATCAATCATTTTCATAGTGACTGTATATTCAGGTTGAAAGTATGGTAAAATTTGTTCTATAATCTGTAATGCGTCTGACATATTCTTCGCTAAAACACTTAGATTAAACGATAGGTTGTAGGGTGCAGGTTGATACTGGTAAGACCTTTTAGTCGTGTCAGCGGTGTCTAAGGTGGTCTTCTGATGTCTTATAAGTTTGTTTTGCTGTCTTGTTGCATCATATTCATAACCACTAACTTCAAATGCTATACGAGGTAAACTAATTGCAGTTCTATTGTTATCATTTAGATTTGGTTCTTCTGCAAGTCTTTGTAAAAATTTCTGTTTAGGGCCGTATGATATAGGAACTTTCTGTTCTGTTAAAACAGTACCATCATCTTTTATTTTTTTAATTGTTATATTGTTAAATAGTGTTCCAAATATAGACACTGCACGTTTTGTTGTCTCATTATAAAAAAATGTACCAAACATTATGTGACCTCACCGAAAGGGTTGGTTTCTGAGAAGTCTAGATAGTTGTCTGCAGTATCTTCAAAGTCTTTATTTTGTGCATTTCCATCATTACCGAATGTTAGAACATCTTCTATAGATTGAATAGTGTATTCTGCAGCTGAACTTGCACCAATTAAAACATCATTAACTGCAAGTGTTATTGTGTTGTCTTTTACGGATAATAAATGATTTTGTGGAGACCATGAAACCACTTCCCCAACAACAACTCCATCTTTAGTGACATTCTCATTGACAGTATAATTACCACTACCAGCATTAAACATAGTTAATTTAACTTGATATGCTTGGTCTAGTTCTACTAAGTCTGCGTTTGTTCCAGTATCAAAATCTTCTCCACTATATTCAAACAATTCACATTGCAATTTGAATACAAATAATTTACCCACTTGATAGAATGGATTTTCATGTTCCACAAATTTAATCTCAAACATTGAACCACTGAGAGGGAAATGTATTAAATCTCCTTCGTTAGGTCTTAGAGAAGTTGCAAGGTTAGAGTCCAGTGATATAAATCTCTCCCAAGTTCTTAAAGATATGACAAAGGTTGCAGTATCTCTTACTTGGACACCAAACTTACTAAAGAGGTCTCCCTCTCCTTCAAAGCCATCAGTATTTTCTATATACATTTCTACAGAATATGCATCACCGAATGTTGATTGCACGTCTTCACCAAGGATAGAGTCTTCCTCTACAATTTCTCTTGGTAGATAGAATGTTTCATGTCCATACATTCTCAATGATTCAACAACTAAATCTTCATATAAGTGTTGTTCAGTGGAAACTGCATGGTTAAAAAATACATTTGTTGGCATAATTTATCCCATTAAGTCCATGACTGGCATTTCAAAGTTCAGTCTTGACTCTTCTTCTAATCTTGTAATCTCTTCTTGTGCTTCTGTTTTAATTTGTTGTGCATCAAGTGTCACCCCACCTGGCAATGCGATACCTTGGAACTTAGATAAGTTTTCACCCCACTGATACTTAACTAATGCAGTTGCATACTTCTTAAGAAACATATCATTGTATATGTCTGTAAAGTCTACAGGGTCTATCTTTCTATAACATTCTATAATAATGTACTCTCCAGCATTTAGTTTTGCAGTAGTGTAATCAATATACAATCTGTTTTGGTGTGCATTATATCTTATAGGTATTTGTCCTACTAACATATCATTTATTAACTTAATATGTTGTTGCACTTGTGAATAGTATAAAACACTTGTGGAAGTTAAATCCCAAAGGTCATTTAATCTTAACTGATATTGTATATCAAACATACTAGATGTTTGTCCTGAATTAAATGGGAATATTCGTAATACACTTAACACATGTTCGGGTAGTGTCACATAACTTTTACTCTCTCCGTAAGACTGACCTGCAATTGCTTGTGTTCCACTAGTAGAACCAGTAAGTGTATCATTTGTTTTAAATGAGTTAATTTCGTCTTGTGTTATTTCGTGTTTTAGATAAGTTTTGATAGAACCATTGTAATGATATTCATGAAAGTATTGTAGTGCTTCATCAATTCTATCATCTAATTGGTCGTCATCAACATTAATCTCCAATACTGGGGCTCCAAGTTTCCTTTTTATATAGTCTTTTAAGGTACTTTTTGATGTTGGTTCTGCCATAGTAATCCTGTAGTAAATTTGCGTCTACTACTATTTATATGAATTTAGAACCTATTCTTGGAAGTAAGTCTTAGATTGTAGACGGTCTATCTTTTCGTCTATCCTTGTCATAGTAGACATGATTCTTTCAAAGTCCACTTCTATCTGTTCTCTAGTGACATATTCTTTTGCTAATTCTTCTCTTGTCTTGTTAACAAGTATATCTATTCTCTTTTGTTCAGATAAAAGATTTCTTATGAGAAAACCTAGTGGTGCTAACACGAATGTTATCATAAGGTTCCATAAGAGATGAGTGTCGATTACTATTTCCATACTACTATTTAGAATAGTTAGTCGGTCAAAAGTCTACCATCTGAAGATATATTATAAACAAATTCATCGGGGTTATAGTTATCTATATTACCACTATGTCCTTCAGAAGAAGTGTATTTCATTTCTATATTGAATGATATTGAGTATCTTTCTTTATCGGTTGGATTTGGTTCTACCATGTGCATGAGACCACTTGGAAAAAGAATTAATTTACCACTTCTAGGTTCATAACCTTTACTAGTAGGAGTTCTTGGAGAGTTGGGAAAATCTGAAACAACTTTAGGATTTGTATCAATCATTTCAATATGACCTTCGTCACCGTCTGCTTTTATATAGAATACACCACTGTACCAACAACCATTATGTAAGTGTGGTTTGTTCCATGCAAGTTTATCATTTATGTTTGCCCAAGAATTACCTATTTGCATTTGTGCTTTATTACGGTCTAATCCATGAAAAGGCCATATCTCGTCATAAAACATAGTTTGTATTCTATTCATTATTTTTTGAAATGCAGGATTAGACTCACAGCCGTCATGTGATTGCCAACCAGTATATGCATTAGATAGTCTTCTACCTTCGGGGTCTTTCCTTCTCATACCATCCATAGTATCTACAAGAAGGTCTAAATAATTTTGGTCTATACCTCTGTTCGGGTCTAAACTAGGGTCTAATAAATCTTTCTCAAATACAAAAGTTGGGAATAATAATCTAACTGCCATCGAAATCAAACTCCAATTGTGTTTCACTCTTTATATCTTCTGTTTGGTTATGCATAGGACATTCAGGTGGTGGGGTCTCTTCACTATAAAATCTACCTTTTGGTTTCCAAAACTTACCTCTCCTATAACCACCAAATCCAGTTATAGTCTCATCTTCAAAATTGCTTATTTGAGACCATTCTTGCATAGATTTATTTGTAGGTTTATCTTCAAATTCTGAAGTTATTGTTGCACGATTCTTTATCCAAGATTCATGTGTGTTAACAATATATGAGGCATTCCAAGTATCTCTTTTATATGGTATGATTTGACAAAGAGGAGTTCCTTTTGGTATTACAAAAGAATGGTCAACTTTAGGATAAAATATAATTTGTGCATTATCCATTCCAACATTAAATTCATCTGTATCTATTATTCCTTGCCAAGTTGCAAAATAATTATTTTGGAATAAGAATGGGTCTAGGTAAAAACAAGAATAGCCTGGTGGTGTTTTGATATTCCAAGGATTTCTCATTTTAAATGCATCTTTAGTTGGTTTACCACTACCTAAGTATTCAAATGCGTCTAGTGTTTGTGTTATTGGGTGACTAGTAGAATTGTATGAAGTATTATGTGGGTCTGCAGTTGCAGTAGTAGAAGTTCCCGAATCATATTTACTTACGCCATTTATAACTTCAATATCCCTATTTGCAAGTAGATACCAACCACTCTTTAACCAATCGTCCATTGCAGGGCATGAACGAATAGTCTGTTGAACTACTCCTCTAACTATTTCACCAACTTTTGCTTTCTTCCACCAATCGGGTGATATAGAACTAGCAAGAACTGGTTTAAAGTCCCTAAGTGTTTCTTTATTATATGTGTGAAATTCTATCGTTGGCATGAAAAAATTCTTCTTCCTCTACTAATCTTACTTCGTCTCCCCTTAAAACAAGAGACCTTCTATCTATATATCGTGCTGAAGGAGAAGGTGCATCTGCACCATGTGGTATCCTTCCATCAAAAATTATTAATCTATTTGGTTTAAACTCAACTTCTGCAATTTGGTGATTGTCTATATGTTCTTGTCTACCATCCAATCCTTGTTGCATTTCATTATACAGCCTTAATGTTCCACCCCATTCTTTATTCCAAAACTTATTGGTATAATAAAGGAATGAGAGATTCCACTCATCTTCCTCTTGACAGTCTGCATGTGTTGTTCCTTGTAAACCTTGTGTTTGTGAGTTTAGTCCCATGTATTGAAATCTCTCCCACTTAAATCCAAATTCTGTTTGTAGTCTTCTGTTTAAATAGTAAGGAAATACTGTATGGAGTTTATCCATATTCTTTTCTAATTTCATGTCCTCTCTATAATAAGTTGCACCCCAAAAACTATGATGAGGTAGTCCTGTTGGACTTCCACTACTTACTTGATTAGTTTTAGACCAAAGGTTATTAGCAACTATGTAATCATCAAAATGGTGATGCAGTTCAGTTGCTAGATAGTTATCTAAGACATATACATCTTTAAGTGGTAAATCTTTTATTTTAAAAGGTTCGTCTATGTGGACGACTTTTATGTCATCATACATGACTTATCTTTCGTGGTCAGGCAATAAACTTGCTATAGGAAGTTGGTTTATATATTCTTGAATATCTTTTAAATGGTCTTCTCTAGTTGCAAATATTTCATTTACTAACTGGTCATATATGACATACTGAGAATCAGTGTATTCCATTACTCTTCTTGCATTAGACCTATATGGGTGATTAGAGCCCTCTCTACCTGCAAAAGTGACTTCTGTTAAGTCTTCAAAACCATAGTTCCCCATAAAATCATCTATGTTCCCTTTAAGTTGAGTCATTAAGTCTTGTGCATATTGATTATTTAATGTAATTCCTACAGGAGGTTCAGAATTTTCAATATAGTTTTCAATGATTTCTTTTTCAGCCCCAGTGATATGTCTTTGTACTTGGTCGTCAAAACACTTTCCGTCTTCCCATTTTTCTATTATGACTTCAATATCGTCATATACCAATACATCAAAATCAAATCCAAGTTCAGGTTGGTCTGTATTTGCAAACTCATATTGTAAACCATTTGGTTTTCTGATTATTAACTTTTGGTCTTCTGTGTAAATTAGTGCGTTCATACTGTTATTATACCTCAATTATGTTTAAATTACAATAGATTTTTTACTTTATTATAATCTTCTAAGTTATTTATGTGACTAGAATCCATATCATTTATCCACGGGCCTCCCCTAGTATAATGGATTCCACTATAGTCCCACTTTACATCAGGATTATCATAACCCTCAACAAATATATATTTTTCAGGTATGGGACTAATCTTATCAGTCCATTCAAATTGATGTAATTGAGCTCCAGTCCATGTATTTACAACTTCGGGTGTTAACTTTTTACAGTCTTCATGTCCATTATTAAAGAACATCATTGAAGACCATAACTTACATGGGTAATCTATGTTCACCTCTCCGTCAAATTTAGTTTCGTCATGTTTTATTTGAGGATACTTAATACATGCAATTGCATCATCTGTATTTAAATAGTAAAACATGGGTAATAATGATTTACTAAAAATAAAATCATCATCTATAAACAAACTGAAACCTTCATAGTTTTCTAAGTAGGGGATTAAGAATCTACTATATGTAAACCATGTTGATTGATTTTCATATGGTCTTTTGTATTCAGGTATTTTGGATACATCTAAAAATTTAATTTCGGGTATAAACTTATTATAGTTTACAAGTCTTCCACCCCCAATAGATTGTTTTATAGACTTTAGTATGGATTCCTTACATACATTTTCTAATCCATTGTGTCTACTATCATAACCTATGTAGATATTCAATGGTTTCCCTTTTGCAAGTTTAGTGACTTTTTCACTATGTTCCCAAACATACTTTCTGAAATCAACATTACTAAAGTCTGCTTGGAACTCTATAGTTCCCATTGTCCATATTGCAGAAAGACCTTTGTATTTTGGTTTTCTAAATCCATTACAAACTTTATCTTGCCAGTACTCTAAACATTGCTTGACTGTTAATGGACTTGATGGTATAATATCATGTGAATCCCATAATAATAATTCGTGAGTTGGGTCTTCCATCTCTTCAAAACAACCTGAACGAACAGAGCCTGGGTGAATCATTAATTGTATTCTATCTCCACACATTTGTGTAAGACCTTGTATGGGTGCCCACAATCCTTCTTCTTGTATACTTTGAGTTAACCAATGTGCTTTTGCACTATGATAATACATTGAGTTCAATGCAACTGGAAAGTCTTCTGCTTCAAAATCTCCCTCTTCTAGTTCTTCTCCTGCATAGTCTCCAATATAAACTTCTTTATCATTTATAGGTTCTGATACTGCAAATTTTGTAGAAGGAA